CAGCTATTGATGGTGCAGCTGATGCAGCAGCAATGGAAACTTTGTATACATACACTAATACAGGCACAGAAGAGAGCCCTGTATACACTAGACCTTTAGGTGAGTGGCCTGAACTATCGTAGTTTTTAAAATATTGATTCTGCATAAAAACTAATATAAAACCTAAAAAACAGGTTTTTTTTATGCTACAAAAAATAGGGTTTCAACCAGGATTCAACAAACAGATTACAGAAACCACAGCCGAAGGGCAATGGGTTGATGGTGATAATGTAAGATTTAGATATGGCACACCTGAAAAAATAGGTGGCTGGTCACAATTAGGTGAGAATAAATTAACTGGTGCAGCAAGAGCTTTGCATCACATAGTTAATAAATCCGGTAATAAATACGCAATCATAGGAACTAACAGAATTTTATACGCTTATACAGGTGGTGTATTTTACGACATACACCCTATTAAAACTACAACTACATTGACTAGTGCATTTAGCACAACGAATGGTTCAGCAACAGTTACTTTAACATTTAGTACAGATCACAATATATCAGCAAACGATATTATACTATTAGATAGTTTTTCTGCAATTACAGGATCTAATTTTGCAGCTTCTGATTTTAATGATAAAACATTTATGGTAACTTCAGTTCCTACTTCTAGTACTTTAACAATTACAATGCCATCAAATGAATCCGGTAGTGGTGCTACTACATCTGGTGGTATTAGGGTACAACACTACTATCCAGTTGGTCCTGCAGAACAATTACCTGGTTTTGGATGGGGACTAGGTCAATGGGGTGGTACAGTATCAGGAGAAGCAACTACTACTTTAGTTAGTAGTATTAATGCATCTCAAACAACAGGTATTGAATTAACAGATGCATCACAGTTTCCAACTTCAGGAACAAACCATATTCAAATAGGAACAGAAGAAATATCCTACACAGGTATTACTTCAAGTGTTTTAACAGGAGTAACAAGAGGTGTTAGAAATACTACGGCTGCTATTCACAATGCAGGTGTTACAATTACTAATTCTTCCGATTACGTTGCATGGGGTGAAGCAGCGTCTGGTGATTTAGTTGTTGATCCAGGTTTATGGAGTATTGACAACTTTGGTGATAAAATTATTGCACTAATACATAATGCACAAGTTTTTGAATGGGATTCAAATGCAACAGATGCAGTAACAACAAGAGCTACAATTATATCAGGTGCACCAACTGCATCACGTGATATGTTAGT